GAAAGCCCTTTATGGCTAGATCAAATGGATATTCGCCAACCGCTTAGCGTGACCCTGGCATATCTGGTGGACGCGTTGCTGTTCTACGGCGTGGGCTATCTAAAAGTCCAATCAATTTATTTTGATGACCAACGCCCATCAGGTTTTGAATTTGTACCTAATACGCGCGTTACAGTAACTACAAATAAGTACGGCGATGAAGTTGAGTATTACTCTGTAAATGGTGAACGCGTACCTATGTCCGGTATTGGTTCGCTAGTTACATTTCAATCATTATTGCCTGGAGTATTGCAAACTGGTGGCCGCACTATTCAAGCTGCGTTAGATATTCAAAAGGCTGCAGCAGTTGCAGCAGCTACGCCAATGGCAACCACAATTTTAAAAAATACCGGTGCTGATCTACCAGAGGCACAGATCCAAGGCTTACTAGCTGCGTGGAAAGCCGCGCGTAATAATCGCAGTACCGCATATTTAACTAGCACTTTAGAGGCGCAAAATATTGGTTTTAGCCCTAAAGATATGACATATAACGAAAGCAGCCAGTACCTTGCTACTGAAATAGCGCGCCTAATGAACGTGCCTGCATATTACATAAGTGCAGATATGAATAACAGCATGACATATCAAAATATTTTAGATGGCAGAAAAGAATTTGTAGCTTACTCATTACAGCCATTTATTAGCGCAATCGAAAACCGTTTAAGCATGGATGATCTAACTGCTCACGGCAACGTAGTGCGTTTTGCAATCGATGAAACTTTCTTACGCGCAGATACTATGGCGCGACTAGATGCAATAGAAAAAATGTTAAACCTGGGCTTAATAGATATAGGACAAGCTCAGCAGATGGAACAGCTAACACCTAATGGATCAGGAGATACTGCAAATGTTGCACTTAACGTTTAATAACGCGATCGAGGCGGCCGATACAGAACGCCGCATGATCTCAGGCAAGATCGCGCCATACGGCGAAGTAGGTTATACATCTGCTGGCCCTGTTGTGTTTGAACGCGGATCTATTTCAATTCCAGATGTAACAAAAATTAAATTACTAATGCAGCATGACAGTACAAAGCCAGTAGGTCGCGCTACATATTCCAGCGATGATGAAAGTGGCATGTATGCATCTTTCAAAATTTCAAGTAGCAGCCGGGGACAGGATGCACTTGTACTAGCTCAGGAAAACCTTGTATCTGGTTTATCCGTTGGTGTGGATGTATCCGCATCAAAACAGATGAAAGGCTACCTGTTAGTTACCGCTGCTGTCCTGAAAGAGGTAAGCCTTGTGGAGTCGGCTGCCTTTGATTCTGCAGCCGTAACTGATATTGCAGCTGCTAAAGCTGCACTAGAGGCAGCAAGTACCAAAACAACAATCATCCATACAGAGATGGTTGAAACCGAAACCGAAACCGAAAGCGAGGCAGCTGTGACTACAGCCCCTATTGATACACCGGATGTACCGGCAGAAAAACCAGTCGAGGCTGCACCAGTTCAAGCAGCTCGCCAGATTATTCGCCCATCCGTATTAGACAGCCAGACAGTACGCACACCGATTACATCAATGGCAAAGTACACAGAGCATAAGATCAAGGCTGCCTTAGGCAACCAAGATTCCTTGCTTTACATTACTGCGGCCGATGATGATTTCAGCACTAACCCAGCATTTAGCCCAACACAATATCTAAGCGAGTTCCCAACTAATACACGTTTTGGAACACCATCTATTGATGCATGTTCACGCGGCGTATTGCCAGCAAGCGGCATGACAATTAACGTGCCATCACTTGTTACATCTGCAGGCGGTAAGTCAGGCGTTGCACCAGTTGTAACAGTTGAAGCCGAAGGCGGCGCAGTTGCGAATACAGGTATGGTTACAGAATATTTATCTGGAACAATTTCCAAGTACAGTGGCATGAATACGATTTCAATTGAGCTCTTGGAAAGATCGGATCCGAATTTCTATTCCGAGCTTACACAGCAACTTCAAAATGCATATTTGAAAACACTTGATACAACAGTTAATGCTGCGTTGATTACAGCGGGAACTGTTGCAACTACTGCACAAGCTGCTACATCTGCAGGCATTATCGGTTACGCATCAGAAGCTGCTCGCCTTGTATATGAGGCAACTGGTTACTACGCACAGAACTACATTGCTAATGGATCACAGTGGCAATTATTGATGGGCGCATCCGATACCACCGGGCGACCAATTTACTCAGCATCACAGCCAATGAACGCAGGCGGCTTAATTCAACCTGGTTCAATCCGCGGTAACGTACTAGGTCTTGATCTATATGTTGATAAGAACTTTGCAGCAACAACAACTGTTGATGACTCAGCGATTATCCTTGCACCAGAAGCATTTACTGTTTACCAGTCACCACAGGCATATATGTCTGTAAACGTTGTAAGCAACCTACAGGTACAGGTAGCGATCTATGGCTACATGGCAACAATCGCCAAGATGCCTAAGGGAATTATCCGTTACAACTTCACCTAAGAAATAACCCTAATAGTCGGTGGGCGATTAGCCCTTTCGCCCATCGACCCCTACTAAGTAAGGAGTACCGATATGGCAGCTACATACGTCACCGTAGCCGAGCTACGCGCCAATTTAGGTATCGGTACTCTTTATACAGATCCAACAGTTGAGGATTGCTGCCAAGCCGCGCAAGATCAAATTAACAGTTTCCTTTGGTTTGATTCTGCGCCAGTCGTGGGGACTGCATTGGTTAGCAACGTTGCGACAGTAATGTTGGCCAACCCCGGACTATTTACAACAGGCGAAAGCGTGACCATATCCGGGGCTGGCTCGACATTTAACGGCACTTACACAATTACTGCCACGTTGCCTTTTAGCACAGGCACTACAAATTTATTGCCTGCATTTAATATGCAACTTAATTATTACCAGCAACCACGCGGTTATAGTTTTATTCAATACGCTAAAACCGCTAGTGATGAAAACTTTAGGCGCGTAGTTCCATCTGGCTCAGCTTTAGGTGCAGATACAAAGACTGCTACCTACGTGAATACAGCAAGCGTTAGACAAGCTGCAATGATCTTGGCCGTAGATATTTGGCAGGCTCGCCAGGTATCCCAGACAGGCGGCGTAGGACTAGATGGTTTTAGCCCTAGCCCGTATCGCATGGGCAACAGCATGATAGGCAAGGTACGCGGCCTACTAGCCCCGTACGCCAGTCCGAATAGCATGGTGGGATAAATGCCTACGGCAGCCATTACAACCCTGCGTAGCACCATCGCAACGGCTTTGACCAATAACGGCGTATGGTCGGTATTTGCATACCCGCCTGCAACCATTTTGGCTAACAGCTGCGTAGTAATCCCAGCAGATCCATACATCACACCGAGCAATAACAGCTACGCAACCATATCGCCGCTGGCTAATTTTAAGATCCTGCTAACTGTGCCAATGTTTGATAATCAAGGCAACCTGCAGGGCATTGAGGATTTTATAGTTGCAGCGTTTGGGCTACTAGCTGCATCATCCATTGTATTTAATGTAACCAGCGTTAGCGCGCCCGGTGTATTAAATGCTGATAGCGGCGATATATTAACCGCTGAGTTTACAATATCCGTACTAACGAGCTGGAGTTAAAGACATGTCACTTACAGATGAGGAAAAAGCGTTCTTGGTCAAGATCGGACAGATCGAAGCCGAACCAGTAAAAGAAACAAAACCAAAATCAACCGAGAAAATAGAGGAATAAATCATGGCCATTTATTTATCCAATGGTGTCGTTGTAACTTTAAACAGCGTAGCTCTATCTGACCATGTGACTATGGCCACGATAAATAGAGTTTTTGACGAATTGGAAATTACAGCGATGGGCGATTCGAGCCATAAATTTACCAAGGGCCTCGAAGCTTCTACCATCCAGCTGGATTTCTTAAACGATACAGCTGCATCAAATGTAAACGCAACTTTGCAAGCTGCCTGGGGTACAACTGTACCGCTAACGCTAAAGCAAACAAGTGCGGCTACATCGGCTACCAACCCGCTTTACAGCACTACAGTTCTTGTGAACAACACGCAAGACATTAACGGTGGCCCAGCTGATATTAGTACCCAGAGCATTACCTTTACTTGTAATTCAGTCATAGTAATAACCACTTCATAACTAATAGAACAGGGGCTAACAAATGGCTAAGTTAAAGATCACTAGGGCCGATGGCGCAATATCTGAGCATCAGGTAACGCCATCGATCGAATACGCGTTTGAGTTATATGCTAAAAAAGGTTTTCACAAAGCTTTCAGAGATGACGAAAAGCAGTCAGATGTTTATTGGTTAGCGTGGGAGTGCATAAGAGCTGGCGGCGAAACCGTGCCAATGTTTGGCGCAGAGTTCTTAAAGACATTAAAAAAGGTTGAGGTTCTGGATGATGACCCGGAACTATAGGGCGTGACTCGTTTACTTACTTGATCGCACGGATCAGTTTGGAAACGGGTATCGCGCCTAATGATTTACTAGCACTAGATAGCAGGATGTTTAAAGCTTTATTAGAGGCGATGAAAGACCGGAATAAGGAGATGCGAGATGCCAGTAGCGGTAAAAGGCGGCATTGAACTTCGCAAAGCCCTAAAGAAATTTACGCCAGATCTAGCTAAAGATATGCAAAAAGAAATGGCTGTATTGCTTAAACCTATTGCTGCTAAGGCGCGTGGATTTATCCCAGCAAGCGCACCGCTATCGGGCTGGGGTAAAGCTGCGCCTACCGCTAGGTGGTATTGGGATGGGCGCGCAGCTAAGAAAGGCGTAGGTTACAAAACCACACCTAGCAAGGCTAACCGATCAGGCTTTAGATCCTTAGCGCGTATTCAAAATGCATCAATGTCAGGCGCAATAT